ATGTGATAATAAGGGCGGCACTTGCTAATGTTTTTAATATTTTCATAAATTAGGCCCTGCACACCATGCTAACCAAAAAATGGCTACAAATAGGGCGATTGTAAAATATCTTTGTCTTCTTCGATACGCTTTTGCTCTTAAAAAAACTGATCTTTGAAGTTTTAATGTTTTGTATTTCATAGCACCTATCCATTATTGACACCACTCGCATTCGTTTGTATCATCTACTACTAAACCTTCTTCTTTAGGTTCACACTCACATTTTTTACATGCGCAGGTTCCATACTCATCTGCATGAAGATCCCCACTACAATGACAGTCGTGGTTACATTGCTTACACTTAGCCATCTTATTCCTTATTTAGTTGCTAGTTCAAATAATATGAATGCAACAATAATTATACCAATAGTAACTTTTTTATTAGTGAAAGCTAATGTCCATAATCTTTTAGCGTTTTGCTTTATTGTTTCCATATTTTCCTCCTGGTTAATCGTAAATATCCCCCCAATTTTCTCCAGACTCATAGTCTACTTTATTAGGGACATTAAGCTTAACAGCTTTTTCCATAATCTCAATGATTTTTTTATGTTGGTTACTGCCTTTTTCTACAGAAATATCTAACTCATCATGGATCTGTATGTGTGGTATAATTTTTTCTTCATATAGATCTAGCATTGCTTTTTTTGTCATATCTGCAGCCGATCCTTGTATTAATTTATTCAAAGCTTTGTATGTATATGCTCTTCTAATTCTAGGCCTAATTTTTTTTATTTCTCCTTCTATTTCTTCTTCTGTTTTCTCTTTTAACTCGAGTTTATATTTATATTTCTTTTTTAACTCAACTGCTCGTTTGATTACAGATTCTGATTCTGCTTCTGCTTTAGTCATAGCAGGTCTAAATACTCCAGGATTGTATTCATTTAATTCCCACATTTCAAAACGGCATTTTCTTCCAAGTAGAGTAGTAATATAACCGCTACTTTGAGCATCTTTTGATGTGTTATTCATTAAACTTTTTACAAAAGGAACACGGTCATGGTACTTATCAAATAATTTCTCTGCTTCTTCTTTACTTCCTAATCCTAATTCAGCTTGTAGTTTAGCTTTTCCCATTCCGTAAAATAAACCTAAATTAATTGTTTTAGCTTGTTTTCTTTCTATTTCTGCCATATCCGCTACAGTCTGGTGAAAATCCACGTCATTATTTTTAAATTGTTCTACAATATTTTTAACTTCTTCATCATTTCTTAAGTTAGGACTTGCCGCCGCATAATGTACTACTAGTCTTGGCTCTTGTTGTGAATAATCGAAACATCCCCATGTATGATTTCTTTCTGGTAAAAATAATGATCTAATCATTGGACCCAAATCCTTGTTTCTTGCTGGGACCTGCTGGAGATTAGGATTAGAATAAGAAAATCTTCCCGTTACCGTTCCGCCTTTTTCTCCTCTTACTGGATTAATATCTGCATGAATTCTTCCCTTATGTTCATGTTTTATTATGGTATCTATAAATGTTGTGTGTGCCTTGTTTATTTCTCTAGCTTTTGCTATATATTGAACCACCGGATGTTTATGTACTTGAAGAAAATTTTTAGTGAAGGAAGGTGCTTTTGTTTTCTCGGTTGTGTTATAAGATAATTTTAATTTTTTAAAAATTTCACCAATCGATCTTGCTGCCCATATTTGGACATCTATTCCTGTTTCTTTTTTTATTTTTACTAGTAATTGTTTTTCTTCTTCAAATAATTTATTTTTTAATAAGTGAGCTCGTTCAATGTCTACTCGGACGCCGTTAACTTTCATTTTAACTAAACATGGAAATAGCCTAGTTTCTAAATCAAAAACCTTAGTTAACTTCTGCTTTCTAATTTCTAATGATAAAAACTTAAATAATTTTAAAGTTAGTTCAGCATCTTTTTCAGCGTAGGCTCCAACATACATAGCTGGTAATTTATACATTTCAGCTTTAGGATCTATTCCTTTGGCTGCTTCAGTTAAAAGACTTTCATCTTTAACTTCTCCTAAAAGTTCATAACAAAGACTATTCAAAGAATAAGAATATCTATTTTCATTAACTAAAGCGGCCATTACCATTGTATCTATAATATGACCATTAATTTCTATTCCATAGGCCTTTAACCAACATACGTCATACATTGCATTATGAAATAATTTAGTTGCAGGTAATGCGCATATTTCCTTGGTCCATTCCAATACTTTTTGTTTGGGTAGATTTCCTTCTCTGTGTCCAATGGGAAAATAACCAGACCATCCTTCAACGGCAACAGCTACTCCTATTATTTCGCCTTCATTTACTAAAGCTCCAGAACCTTTGGACTTTAGATTAGGATCTCTAGTTTCTAAGTCAATTGCTATATGTTTATGTTCTTTTAAATCCGGAAATGTTTCCGGGCGAACCCATTCTGTTTGTGCTTTAAACATTATATTTTATAGAACGTATATTTTAATGTAAGTTCTTCTCCTTCCTTAATATTTTTTATTGTAATTAAATTCCATTTTTTAAAATCATGATTATATTTTTCATCAGGAAGATTATTTAGCTGATTCCATTGCTGACGAGTCAATAAAAAAGATGATTTAACACAATTAGGTGTATCAGAATGATTAAGGAATCCTCCTAAAGGAGTACGTAGAATAAGTTTTCCTAATTCTAAATGAGTCATACCTAAATCAGTTTGCTCAGGAATATTTTCTTTAGCAAATATACCTATGTCATGAGTTGTTGAAGGATGAATTGTTAAACTATTAGGTAACGGTTTATACATTGGGATAATCTCTTTCAATAATCATATCAATAAAATGTTTAGCTTTCTCCAAATCTTCCTTTCCTCCTTTATATTTATGCCTACAAATATATTTAATAACATTTCCTTCAGGAAAAAGCAACTTGTTCTCAATTACAAATTTGCTCGGCTGTATTTTCATTTTCCTGTAGTGTGTTCCACCAATTTGTTTATTATATACATCATTCATATAATTGGGTATCCTATGCTGTAAGAAAAACTTGTTCTAGGTGCAAGAATATATAATCGTTGCATAGCCCTGGTAGTTCCAACAAAAAATAATCTGTGTGTAGCATCTGGATCTTTAGCTGCTTCTCCCGATAACCATTCTGCTTGTTTCTCTGTTCCATAATCCATACATAAAACAATATTTTCCCTTTCTCTTCCTTTTGCTCCATGAATAGTTGATAATTCTATTCTCGATTTTGTTTCTAAATCATCTCCATTTTTTAGCAAAGTCTTCATGTATTTTTTTGTGTCTTCATTGAAATTAAGCTGCTCCCAGCTGCCCGTCACTAGTAGCCCGTGATTTTTCTTTAGATCTTCTAAGGTGACCATTTCTATATTAACTAGAGTCTTGCCACTAGAATATCCATATGCAGTGTGGCCTTTATTATAGTTTAGATATTTATAGATCTTTTGAGCATGTTTACCTTCAATTATTCCTCCTGCATTCAATCTTTTCCAAAATTGATATGCTTCTAATACGTCATTTGGCAAAATTTTGTTCGTTTTGCCGAATGTTCTTAATCCAATTCTATAAAAATGCTCGGAAAATTCTTCTAATAATTTATTAGTAGCTCCTAGGATCATCCATTCCCCTTTACTGTAATCAATTTCTTCTAAATAGACATGTTTAAACACCTCTCCCTCTGCATCTTTAGGAAACCACTTTTTTTCTAATCTAGAATTTATTTGACCAAGAATCTTTTTAGCTTCAGCGTGGACTAGACGAGGAACTCTACGAGATTGTTCCTGGTCGTCTCTGATACCTTTTAAATTAATAAATATATTAGGATCTGCTCCTTGAAATCCATAAATAGTTTGATCATCGTCTCCTGCGACATAAGATCGTTCACATCTAGATTCAATATACTCAAACATTTTAAATTGTGCTTTATTAAGATCTTGCGCTTCGTCAAGAAAAACAGCTTCAAGTGTAGGACATGCGTCTCTTTCAACAAATAATTTAATCATATCCGAAAACTCAACCATTTTTGTATGTTCTTTAAATGTTTCTAAATCTTTTTCAATCTGATAGGTAAAATCTATATCTACTGTGCCTTCATGATAATTTAATTCTATACAGGCTTCCTCCAATGAAATTAATTTCGCCCTAGAATAATTTATTACTTGAAGATTTTTGTCCTGATGCACAGGATTACCATAAGCATCTACATAGGAGTCAAAATTCATGTTTCTACAAATAGAAGAATAGCTTTTAAACTGATTCCATTTTTTTCCATTTAATAATTGTTGTGTTGTGTTAATTCCAACTTCTTTAGTGCCCATATAATGTAAAGTAGAAACATATTTTAATTCCACTCCTGGAAGAACTTTAAAAATTCTTTCTGTTGCATCTTTTACAGTTGCTCTGCTAAAAGTTAAATACGCTATTAGTTGAGAATCTGTCCCTAACTCATTGATTTCTTTAGATAAATAATGGTTTACTAGTCTATGAGTTTTACCTGTTCCTGGTGGACCAGGTATAATTCTTCTTATTGCCATGGTTCTTTTTCTACCTCGTATGTTCTTGGGTTAGGTTTGTCGAGTTTAATTGTTTTCATTGATAACACTCTTTGGGTTTTATTATTTATTTTTGGCTGTTTCTCCTTTACTTCAAACATTGTTTCTAAAAGTCTCAATGTTTTTTGTTTAGGATAAGTTTTATCTGCCCAAGATTTTGTTTTTAATAAATATCTCCAAAAAGATTTAAACTGAAAAAATGTAGTTCCCTCTTTATCTGTAAATGCAATTCCTCTAAGTACATCCTCTAGGTCTCTTCCCGGTGTTTTATTAATATAATCTGCTAATATTTCTGTGAACTGAACTTCTAATTTAGAAGATTCTGGCGCAGGAATAGGTTCCAACGCATTCTTAAACAATCTAATTAATAGTTTTCTCCATGCATGTTTAGGAACTGGCATCATAGGCATTCCTATTTGATTCATACAAGCTAGTGAAAATTTTTCTGGATCATGTAATGTTGCATCATCAACTTCTACAGTACCGCCGTCTAGGGATACAAAATAAATAGGTGGATCAGAATCATATTTTCTTATTTGGGTCACTTCTGGCGTAGGTCCATCGTCTCCTACTCCAAATTCTCTTGCAGCGCATGTTTTAGGATCACAAAAACTGTGAATAGGTTCATCTTTACACTTATATCTGTAATCTTTACTATCTAAAGATTCAATTAAAGTATTTA